CAGTGAACAGCAAAATCGTATCGTCTTTCATGTGGCATATCCTTTTCTCTTCGAGAATCGCGGCGTGTGAACACCGCCATGATATGCCACCCAATCAACCCATCACCAACTTTCGGGCATTGCTCTGATCTCGATCCCGTCCACGTCAAAGCCGTTGCGGGTTTCGATATAGGCGCCCTGCTGACCCTCGAGATAGGCGTACTCGATCGTGTCGATCTGGTTGGGAGAGGCTGCCAGATACCAGGCGGTGGCACTTGCCGCATCGAGCCGCGGCTCGGCAATCGGGGAAAGCGTGCGGATCGATTGTGGCACGACATTCGTGGTGCTCGGCGGCACAATGTTCTGGGCCAGAAGCTGCTCGGCCTTGAGCTCCAGCGCGGCGGGCACGACCAAATAGGCCGGGCGGATGTTGAGCACCGTCTTTGCATCAAGCCCGGTCTGCTTGCGCATGGCTGCACGCGCCGCCCCGACACTGTCGACCGAAAGCGCCGCGCCTGTGCCCGCAAGGTTGCCGTGAGAGGCATGGAACAGCGCCTTGCCATCGGCCATGGCCGGGTTGGAGGTGATGATGCCCCAGACCACATCGCTTTCCAGCTGGGCAATCGAGTTGCCATACATCGCCGGGATCCGCGTGAAGGCGTCGAGATCATCATTGATCAGCACCTGCCGGGTGATCGCCACCACGCGGCCATAAGTCTCGATGCGGTAGCTTTCCTTGGCCTCCCCCAGCGTGCCGCGCTTGAACTCGCCGCTCTCGTTCACTTTCAGCAGTTGCGGCGCCTCGCCCAGTTGCACCCGGTGCATGGCCTTGAAGTCGGTGGCCAGCACCTGCCGGCAGAACAGCTGGAAGGTGCGGGGATAGGCCTCATAGGCCTGCCGCAGGGTCTTGTTGGTGACCGCCGACAGGATCTCGGGGAAGTCCGAGGTTGAGTGCAGCGCCCGCGTGGCTACTTCGTCGCGCGAGAGCCCGCGCGTGCTGGTGCCCGCGCTTTCCAGGCATTCGCGGGCAATCTCCATCAGCGTCATGCCACAATATGCGCGTGCGCCGTCTTCCAGCGGGAACAGCGTCGGGCTGTAACGGTGCAACAGCGCCGAGGCCACCGCCTCGCGCCGGGTCAGCGCCTCGTGGCGGCCGCCGAGCGGCATTTCCACATGGGGAAAGCTGCGGGTCTCGTCGGATTTCTCGGCCAGCGCATCGAGGATCATGCGTCGTGCCTCATCGAGCGAGACGCCGCGCTTGACCAGATCATCGGCAAACGTGCGGCCAAGCTCGAAACGCGCGGTCAGGTCGTGGATCGCCGAGACCCGCTCGCGCTCGGCCAGGCGAGCGGCGTCGATCTCCGCCCGGTTGTCGTGCGATGCGTCCTGCCGTGCATCCTGCGGCGCGGGATCCGGCGCAGCCCGCTGCGCGGTATCTTCGGCGGGTTGCGCGCGGGTGGTGGTGTCCTCGGTGGTGGTCGTTTCCACCGCGTCCGTCTGGGTCGTCTCGTCTTTCATCGGGGCATTCCTCATCCTTGGGGTCTCGTATTTGCGCACCAGCGTGCAGTCGTGCAGATCGGGGCCGTGGCGAAAGCCGGCCTCGGGGTCGGCGCCGACGGGAACGGCGGAGATCTCGAAGGGCGTCCAGTCGACCGCACGCCACAGCTCGCGGCTGCCTTCGGGCTTGGTGATCTCGTAGCGGTGGACCTGGTAGCCGATCGACACCGCCCGGATGTGACCGGCCTTGATATCGCGCCAGATGGGTTCGACCTCGGCGCGCTCGGAAAGCGCGATGCGCGCGAGTCCGCGTCCCTCTTCGACGCGCACCGAGCCGGGCACCACCGAGCCGATCACGGCATCCAGATCGCCCGCGTCATGCACCCGCAGGAACGGGGCGCCGGCGTTCAGGCGTTCCAGCCGCACATGGCCCGGTTCCAGGCTCAGCTCTTCGTCATGGGCCTCGCCGAACAGCGTGCGTCGCTGCACGCGGGCGCCGGTGGACCAGACCACCTCGATGCTGCGGGTGGACTCATCCACCGTGTCGGGGGCAAATTCCGCAAGCCGGCGCAGGGCCGGCAGTTCGATCCTGTCTTCCATGGGTTCAGCCTTGTTGATGGGGATCTGTTGCCTGCGCCACCCCGGTCTTGGTCACCCGGCGCGGGTCGCTGTCGAGCACCAGGCCCAGCTCATCCAGCCGTTCATTGGTGGCGGCGATCTCGGCCAGCACCGCCTCGGGGTTGCGGCCCTGCCGGGCGATGGCCTCGGCCAGCGTCATGGTGCCAGATCGGATCGCCAGCAAATCGGCCAGCGCATCCTTCTGTGGATCCACCGCCTCGAAGCGCGGGGGCGACCACTCGACCGGCACGACGGGGTGCGGGATCCTGCCCGCAGCCCATGCGGCCTCGGTGAACCAGCGCCAGAGCGGCGCGCAGCACATCGGAATGAAGAGCTGCCATTGCACCGCATCGATCATCCGGCGGAACTCCACCAGCCCCGCGCGGATCGAGGAATAGTTCACCTGGCTGAGATCACCTGTCAGCAACTCGTAGGGCACGCGGAAGCCGGCGGCGATGGTGTGCAGGCTTGCGCGCTTGTATTCGCCGTAGCCGCCCGTTGCCGCGGGCTGGTTGAAGCGGATGTCCTTGCCGCCGCGGGCATAGGCGATCAGGCCGGGCTCGAACTGCTCGACCCGGTTGCCCTCGGCATCCACCACCACCGGCGCAATGCCCTGCTGGGCCTCGTCGTCACCGAAGACGATTGCCGTGACGCAGGCCTCGGTCTTCTTGCGCACGATCTCGGCGACCTCGTAATCATCGAGGTCGCGCAGACTGCGGATCACAGGCGCGCCCCAGGGCACGCCGCGCGCCTGCGTGCGCTGTTTTTCATAGACATGGGCGATGTCGGCGGCCGGAACGGGTTTGCTTTGCAAGCTGCCCGCAAGCCCCGCCGCGCCATTGCCCGGATGTTCCGGGAACAGCCAATAGGCCCGCCGCCGGCCGAGCGCGTCGAACGCGATCCCCTGGATGATGCGCTCCTTGCCTTGCGTGCCGGCCTTTGTGCTGTCCAGAAAGTCCGCCTCCAGCACCTGCAATTGCAGCGGTACGCTCAGCCCGTCGCGGGCCCGTCGTGGCCGGCGGCGCACCAGAACCTCGCCCGCCTCGATCATCTCGCGGCAGATCAGGGTCTGCAGCCCGTAGAAGTCGAGCTGCCCGTCGGCGTCACATTCCCGGCTCCAGTCGTCGAACAGCTTATCGACCGTGCGATCCAGCGCCGCATCTCCGCTGGCGGCGCGCGGCATGATCCCGGCGCCGATGATGTTGTTGGCAAGCACCGACACCGCCTTGGCCGCATGGGGGTTGTTGCGCACGAGATCGCGCATCCGGTCGCGCAGCAGGGCGCCCGCCGTGGCAATCTCGTGGTCGGCCGAGCTGCCCGGCGTGCGCCAGCCATCGGTGCGCCGGCCTCGCGCCGCCCCGTCATAGCCGCGCGCCAGCATCTCGAAGGCCTGGCGCGCCATGACACGCCGGGCGGCTGTTCGCGGTGCGATCCCGGCAAGCGCGCGGTCGAACCAGCCGGGCTTCATCCGCGTGCGCCCCGCCTGAAGCCGGCAAAGCCCGCCACCGGCAGGGGCTTGCTGGCGGCTGCCATCTCGCGCTCGATCGTGCGGATGCGGCCCAGCAGATCCTCTGCCGAGCCATATTCCACGGTCTTGCCCTCGTAACTCACCCGCGTGGTGCCGCTTGCATAGGCGCGCCGCAGGGCGGCAAGTTCCGCATCGGTCCAGTCAGCCATGATCAAAGCCATCCCTTTCTGCGCCCGAGCCAGTCGGACGGGCGTGTCGTCTGTGGCGGCCTCGATGGCCGCCCGATCCTTCCGGCAGGCGCTGCCTCACCCACCGGCACACCGAGCTGGTCTTCGAGATCTGCCCAGCTGGCCTCACCCCAGCGGTCGGCACCGGCAATCCAGGCGGCGGCACGGGCATAGATGCGGCAGTCCAGCGCCTCGTTGCGCTCGCGGATCTTCTGCCACTCCAGCTTTGCAAAGCCGCGGCGGTTTCTGACCGTCACCAGCTGTTCGGCCACCAGCTGCCTTATCCACTCGCTGTCGGTCCACTGCGGCAGGTGAATGCTGCCCGGCGCAAATGTTGCACCTTCCTCCAGTTCCTCGGGCGTTGGGCGCGGCAGGCGTAGAAAGCGATAGGTCTCGGCCTTGAAGGTCGAGACCGCCACCGTCCACAGCCGCGCGCCCCGGCGCAGGCGTTTGCCACCCGCCGTTGCATCCACATAGGTCGGCCCAGAGACAGGCGCGGCACGGTTGAACCCTTCGGCACCCTTCACTGGCGCCACCTGCGCAAAGCCATTCGCCCGCGCCCAGGCATAGACGGCCGAGGTCTCGTAGCCCGTATCGATCGCCAGCCGGGCAAGCCCCAGCTCCGCGCCCCCCTCATGCCGCCAGTTGCGCCCCAGCAGATCGGTCAGCCGCTGCCAGCAGGTGGGATCCCCCGGCCCGCCTTCGATCACCAAGTGATCGATCAGCCAGCTTTCCAGCCCCCGACCCCAGGCCCAGACATCGACCTCGATCCGGTCCTTCTGCACGTCCGCGCCTGCGGTGAGGAACAGCCCGCCCACAGGCACCGTGCCGGCAGGCCAGCTCTCGCGCCGCTCGGCCAGGCGCTGCCAGTCCGGCGCATCGCCGGTCTCGACCCATGTCTCGCCCAGCACCGTGTTGCGAAAGACGCGCTCGGCCTCATCCGAGCCTTTCGCCGCCTCCTTGTCGCGCGCGATGTCGGCCCAGCTTTTCCAGCCCGGCGGCGAATAGAGCGCCGAGAGGTGAAACCCCACCGTGCGGGGATCACGTGCTGCGGCCGTTGCCCGCCATTCGCCCGCGGCCAGCATCGCGGCCTTGTGGTGTTCCTCGATCGGTTTGTCACAGGTCTCGCAATGATAGCTGGCGGTTTCCGGCTGGCCCTGTTCCCAGCGCAGGCGTTCGAATTTCAGCCACTGCATCTGCCCGCAATGGGGGCATGGCACGAAGAAGCGGCGCTGGTCGGAGGCCTCGTATTCCCGTTCGATCCGGCTGACACCGCGAATGGTCGGGGTCGAAACCAGGAAGACCTTGCGCCGGTGTGCGAAGGTCAGCGAGCGCGCTTCGGCGAGGCCAACAGGGTCGCCTTCCTCGTCAGCCGAGGCCGGATATGCGTCGATCTCGTCCAGAAACACATAGCGCGCGGGCATCGAGCGCAGGCCCACCGCCGAATTGGCGCCGGTCAGCACCAGCACCCCGCCGGGGAAATCCTTGGAGAGCTGCGTGTTGCCGCTGTCGCGCGCCCGCGCCGGGCGGACGCGTTCCTTGAGCGCCGGGCTTTCCTCGATGAGCGGGTCGATCCGCTGGCGCGAGTTGCGCTTGGCCAGTTCCACCGTCGGCTGGACCGCCAGCATCGGCCCCGGCGCGTGGTGCATCACGAAGCCGATCCAGTTGTTGCCGGCCTCGGTCGCCCCCACCTGCGCGGCCTTCTGGAACACGATGCGCTGTGCCGGATCGCCCGGGCTCAGCGCATCCATGATCGCGCGCATATACGGCGTGCGCTCGGTGCGGTAGCGCCCCGGCTCGGCGGATGCGCGCGATGACAGCCAGCGGTGCCGGTCGGCCCATTCCGAGACCGTCAGCCACGGGTCGGGTGTGAGCCCGCGGCCCCAGGCGCTCAGCAGCTTGTCGGCGCCGTCAAAATCCGAGATCTGTTCGCCTACCGCTTCGCTGCTTGAGGCGGCGATCTCACCCCAGCCTGACCTTGACCTCGCTGAGTTCTTCGAGATGGGCGCGGACATGGGTCTCCAGAACCTGTTGCATCACCGCCGTCTCGACGCACACCTCCTGGCCTGCCGCTTCGCTGCATGCGGCCGAAAGTTCCGCCGCCATCAGCGCCGCCACCCGCGCGGGCCAGGTGACCCAGGCATCGCGTTCCTCGCGCGCAAGCCGGAACACCAGCGCCGTCGCGCGGTCGCGATCGACCAGCTCGCCCTTGAGCCGCGCCAACCGGATCCGCCGCTCCTGCGCCTTCAGCACCTCGTTGGCCGTCTTGGCCTGCAGAAAGGTCGTGCCCCCGCCGCTGGCGGGCGTCTCCATGCCCTGTTCGCGCAAGGTTTCGCCCACGGCCGAGACGGCTGCTTCCGGCACCGGCTTCATGCCCGCCTTTTCTGACGCGCGCCGGGGGCGGCTTTTCG